AGCCGTGAGGTCGTCAACGACCTTCCCGAGAGCCGTCTGCAGGTCCGTGGCCGGGTTGGTGGTGCCGTCGTACCAGGCGTTCCGCGCCTCGACATCGATCGACGTCGCCGGGTGCCCAGCGTCCGCGTTCGTGACGTGCGTGTTCAGCGCAGCCACGACGTCGCCGACCGCTTCGCGCAGGGAGCCCGCGCGCACGCTGTTCGGCGTACCGTCGACGACGACGGCGTCCTGGCGGCGAGTCGTGTCGATGCGCGCGTCGACGATGCTCGCGTCGCCGAACTCGAGACGTACGTCGCAGAGCAACGTCTGGTCGTCGCGCAGCTGCGGCCGCACCGCGTTTCCGATCGCGGCCTCCGCGCCCTGCGTGACGTTCAACCGGAACGACTCGGCGCGCGCGAAGTACACCGTCTGGCCGTTGCCGTCGGTGCGCGGGTCGGACAGCGCGCGGTCGAACTCCGCGAACACGCTCACCCACTTTTCGTTGCCCGGGTTCTGCACCGCGGTCGGCACGCCCGCCTCGTCTTCGACGCAGTCGGGGTTCTGCGTGGTCGGCACGCGCACGCGGCGCCCCTCCGGGTCGTAGGTCGTGCCGGGCGTGACGTCGACCGTGAAGTCGGGCACGGGCGCGTGCTGCGACACCACCAGGCCCGTGACGACGCCGTCGAGCGCGAGCTCCGACACGATCCGCTGGTCGGCGGTCTCCGCGTTGTCGAAGGCGGCGTCGAGGTTCCCCTCGGTGACGAGCTGGCGGAAGTACCAGTCCAGGCGGTCCATGAATCAAACCTCCAGCCTGCGTCGAGGTCGATGCTGATTGCACGGTCTGCACAGCATGCGCAGGTTCCGCAGCGCGTTCAGCCGCAGCACGTCAGCCTCGGTGCGCGCGTGGCATAGGGGCACAACGTGGTCGATCTCGGCATTATCGAGCGTCAAGATGGTAGCACGGCACAGCGGACATGCCCGCCCAATGAACGCGGTCAGGTGGTCGCACAACTCCGACGGCGCGTACCCGAGCAATACGAACGTCGGGGACATCTTCGTGACCCCGCGCACGCGCATCGATCTGCGCAACCTGGTTCGGACGCGGTTCGCAAGACGTGCAACAGGATTGGTGCGCATTCGCGCGTACCGGCTATGGCGCCGCGCGTTTGCACGATCAAGCATGCCGCGTCGGTATTTCGGGTTGGTCGCGTACGCGTAACGCGTGCGCGCCCGGAACTTCTCTGGGTCGGCCGCGTACCGCGCGCGCATTCGAGCGCGCACATCATTCTTGGAGGACGCGTACCTGACGCGTGCGTCGTCTGCGCGGCACGCCTTACATACGGGACGCCTTCCGTGCACGCACTTGCGTGCACGGTGGAATTCCTCGATCGGCTTTGTGGCGCCGCACCGTTTGCACGTTCTCGTCACGGTGCGACCTCACACGGGAAGGACTTCGCGAATGCCGAGGAAGTGCGTGTGCCCGGGCCGCATGACGTTCACCACTGCCGAGATCACGTTCTCCTGCGCATCCGTCAACGGGCCCGGAGGCACGACCTGGAACGCGTACCTGGTGAACGACTCCGACGGGCAGAGCACGGTCTCGACGCCGAGGAAAGCCTCGCCGAGGCACCACCCGTCGGGGAAGTACTCGTCGATCGTGACCTCGACCCCAAGCAGGAATCGGACGACGTCGATGATGCCCTTCGCCGTGCCCTTGAGCCTGTATATGTCGACGAGCACGCGCGCGAGGCGCCGCTTGTCGGTCTCGCTCGCGAGGACGCCGGTCACCGCGTCGGACACGAACGGGTTTCCCAACTCCGCGAGTATCGCGTCGAGGAACGCCTCAGGCGCCTGGTCGGTGTCGAGTGCTCGTGGGAAGCGGTCGATCTCGTAGAGCGTGAGGTCGACCACGTCTTGCAACACGGCCACGAACCGCGCGAGCTCACCGGTCGTGTCCTCGGTGAAGTTCATTGCCGGGATCATGCGCGCCAGGTCGAACCGCCGACCTGCCGGCGTCTGCGGCACGACGGCCGTGAACTCGGCGGTGTTGCCGGGCTGCGGAAGGACGTTGCCCCACACGTCGCGGGCTCCGACGACGGTCACGCTGTAGCGCTTCCCGAACGAGAGCTCGACGTCCGTCGTGATCTCGACGACGTTCGGTGCGACGAAGGACGCGGCGGTTGCAACGACTGCCGCGGTCGGTACGTCGACGCCAGCGAACGTGAAGATCGCCGGGTCCGCAGTCGTGGCCTCGTCCATCGACTCGTCGAAGGTGACGTGTACCTTGCGCACGTCGATGGCCGTGGCGCCCTCGAGCGCGGGTGGCGTGAGGTCCTCGGCCGTGAACGTGTACGTGCTGTCGATCGATCCGCCGAGCGACGTCGTCGCTACGACGCGCACGGCTACCGCCTGCAGCGAATCGAACTCCGCGGGCGGGAGGATGTCGTAGCTGTGGGACTTCCCACCATCGCCGTTCGTCCAGCTGCTCGTGAACCCGTTGACGGACCACCCAGCGTCGATCGCGAGTACGCCGCCGATGTAGATGCGGACGCTCGGGATGTTGATGGTGCCACCGTCGAGCGCGAACAGGCTGAGCGCCACCCTCGTGTCGACGGGGACGTCCGTCTCGTCGACCGTGGGCACCTGGTTCTCGACCGTGAGCGCCGGCGCCTCCGTGAGCGCCGTGACCGCGTCGACGTACCCGCGCGGCAGCTGAAAGATGGTCGCCATGCGCTACACCCCGACCGACGTGGTTCGAAGCCGAGCCCACACGGACTGGTTGCCCGCGAGGTGCGACGTCGGGATCGCGAAGGTGAACGTGCGCGTGCGCGCGCGACCGGCCGGCGGCAAGACCACCTGGCCGTAGACCGACCCGCCAACACCGATCCAGAGTTGCCAGGTGAGGTGCCGCCACGCGAGCGTCGCGAACGCCGCCCCGTCGACGGTCTCGAGATGCCATCCGCCCGCAACTGGGTCGAGCGTGCTCCGCCCGATCACGGTGTATCCGACGGTGTTGAACGTCGCTCCGACGACCTGTGCGTTCAGCACACGCGCGACCTCGTAGGCGCGCGCGTTGAGGATGTCGACGAAGTCCGCGGTGTGGAACACGACCGTTTGCGGCGCGCCGCCTCCGACGCGGACGACCAGGTCGTCGCCGTCGTGCAGTTCGAAGGGTTCCGTCGCGTACGTCTCGACGTACGCGCGTTCCGGCGGCTTCAACCGCACGCTCATTCGGATGAGCTTCATCCCGGTCACGTCGACCGTCTGCGCGACCTGGATGCTGTCGCCCTCGGCGAGCACGACCTCCACGCCCTCGCGGTCGCACCCGAGCACGAACGCGTGGTCCCCGTCCGCGGGAGGCGACCACCCTTCGGGCAGGCGCACGCGTCCCTGCGTTGCACCAAACTCTCGCGTGAACGGGGTACGCGACACGGTGCACCGCCTCCTAGAGCTGCTTGAAGACCTCGACGTGGTCGAAGAACGCGCGGCGCGTTACGTCGTTGCACCAGAAGCCGTATCCGACCCGTCCGCTCGTGTACGGCTGTGAACCGGAGTTGACGCCGAGCGCGTCGTCGACGAAGTCGTCCATGCCGAGGACCGACTCCCACGTTGGTGTGCCCACAGCGTGCGCGGAGAGGTCGTTGGCGAAGCACTTGAGGATCACGTCGCCGTTGCCGTTCACCACCATGTCGAGCCGCAGGTGGTGCCAGACGTCCGGGTTGAACGTGGCCGCGCTCCTGCGCAGCACGCCGTTCGCGGCAGGGTCCGGTGCAAGGTCCGGGAGCCCGTCGAGCAGCCGGCCCTTCGCGAGCACGATGTGGTGCGGGTACGCATTGCCGAGCCCGAGGATGTACGCGCGATCTGCGATGGCGGTGCCCTGCAGCCCGATCATCAGGAACGGCGCGAAGCCGGTATTGCCTCCCGACACACCGCGCTTCACCGCGCCGCGGATGCTTCCGCCCTTGGCCATCGGCGCGAATCCGATGGCCAGGTTCGCGAAACGCCCCACGGCGCCGGTCGCCACGTTGACGGAGTTGAACCCGTAGACGAACGACCCGCCGCCAAGCGGCGGCGCGATACCCGCGGTCACGCCTCGGTCAACTGCCGTGGTCTCGAGGCTGTTCAACGACTCCGTCCAGTTGCTGCTTGCCATCGTTGGTCTCCTACACGCTCGTGAGCGCCTCGATCCAGAACTTGAGCGGGTCCGGCGTCACGTACTGAGTACCGAGCCCCGCATCCGTGAGGTCCACAGCGGCACCGCCATCGGACGCAGCGACCTGGAACGTGTCGGGCGCGACGTTCTTCAGGAAGTAGGACGTGCCAGGCTGCAACGGCGTCGGCGGACGTCCGCCCACCGCCGAGAATGAGATCTTCCAGTCCGTCGTTCCGAGGCCGTGGCCCGCACACGTCATCGTATCGGTGGTCGCATTTGCGGTGAAGACCTGCGGCGGCTTGTACGCCTCGAAGCTCTCGTACAGGTGCGTCAGCGTGTTGTCGCCGAACGACGCACCGCTGATGTCGGCAGGGTCGAACGTGGTCTGGTACGCCTCGTTGCCGAGCCACTCCTCTTCGAAGTCTTCGGCCGCTTCCGGCGCGCCCACGTCGAAGACGGCAGCCTCGAGATCCGCAGCCGCGAACTCCGCGCCGATGCTGTGCGTGCCCACGCCGGTGCTCGTCAGGTCGATAGCATCCCCGCCAGGAGCCTCGGCGAGCTTGAACGTGTCGTCCACCACGTCGCGCACGTAGTACGGCACACCAGCCTCGAGCGGTGCGGGCAACGTGCCTGTGCTCGAGGCACGGACGATGGACCCGTTCACGAAGCCGTGGTCGACGCAGGCAATCACGTTCGTGAGCGCGGTTGCGATGAACGGACGCGCGAGCCCGATGTACGCCGTGCCGTCGAACCAGTCGTCCTCGAAGTCCTCGAACGCTTCACCAACGGGCCCGTCGAAGGTGGCCGCTTGAACGCTCGCGAGTTCCCACAGGAAGAGCTCGTTGCCGTCCCACCCGTGGCCGAAGTCCTCGACCACGGATGGTCCTACGAGCTCGTCGAAGACGGCCGACTCGATGTCGCCATCCTCGAGCGCGAAGAGGTATGCGTCGTTGTCCCAACCGGACTCGAACCGCTCTGCGCCGTCGAGCGCGTCGGTCCCGAACTCGGCGATCGACTCCGCGGACGATACGACGGATACCGTCCACGACGCGGCCTGCCCAGGCGTTGCACCCGCGGTCTCGAAGCTGGGGTTCGCGATGGACATGAGCTACAGCGCACCCCCCGTATCGCCGTTCAGCAACACGATCTCTCCGACCCTCGGGAACGCGTTGATCGGGATGGTCAGGTCCTCGCGCGCGCCGTTCATCATGAGTCCGTCGGGCCCGTCGTCCACCTTGCGCACACCGGCCACGTCGCGGATCACGTCGAAGACGTCGGACCACGCGATCTCGCCGGCTGGGTTGCCGTCCGCGTCCTTGAAGTTGAACCCGAAGTCCACGTTCGGGTTCGGCGTACCGTCGTCGAGCGAAACCGCGAAGTGATCGGTGAGCGCGTCGATGATGGCTTGCCGCACGGTCGCGGCCGTGTACCCATGCCGCAGGAACACGCGGGACGTGACGTCCACCGTGAGGTACACCGGGTTGGAGACGAACGTCCGGAACGTGAGCGTGCTCGGATACGTCACCGTCACCATCTCGAGGACGGCGTCCTTCAAGACCTGCGTCGGGACGCCGCCGCCGGATGGAACCACGTACAGGGTGCCCGTGTTCTCCTGCACGCCCGCGTCCTCGTTCGAGGTGAGCATGAGCGCGCGCGCCACACCCGCGACGCGCATCGCGTTGATCTCGAAGTCCTCGCGCGCGACCGTGCGCGTGATCGTGCGTAGCGACAACGGTGCGAGCGTCTTGATCTGTGCGAGCGTCTGACGGTCGGCGCCGCCGGACGCGGACGTCGAGTTCGTTGCGCTCGCCCCGATGGGAGCACCGAGCGCGTCGACGACGGCGCCGTCGATGCGGGTGATCTTGCCCGGGTCGACGTTACCGCGCGCGCCACCGCCGATCTTGTACGCGACCTGAACCTGGCCAACGGGGATCGCGCCGTTCACCCCGTTGCCGAACCGAACCGTCGCACGATCGTCCTGGTCGATGACCACGGTGTAGTGCCGGTCGGCCGACGTGGAGTCGAGGAAGTTGTCGACCTCGGTGAACGCACCGTTGGTCGCCACGATCGTGCTCGTCTCGTCGATGAACGGCGTGCGCCCGAGCACGATCTCCTGATCTGCGAGGCCGCTGCCCTGGAAGGACTCCTGCGCCGTCTCCGCGTTCTCGACGATGCCTGTGCCGACCGGCGGGTTCGTCCCCGCGGGGATGACGATGTCCGCGAGCAGGTAGAAGCTCAACGCCGGCGTCACCGCGGACGTGGTGAGCTTCCGACCAGCCGCGATCGTGACGTCGGCCGTCGGTACGCGCGAGAGCGTGACCTGAACGTCTGCCGTGGCCGCGCGCGCGGTCGCCGCTTCGTACCCGAGCATGCGCGCGAGCGCGATGACGTTCTTGCGCTGCGTCGCCGTGACGAGGCGCGACTCCTGCCCCTGCGCGTCGAGGTAGAAGAACAGCGCGTCGGCCACGAACGCGAAGAGCTCGAGCAGGATGTTCCCGAAGCTCGCGACGTTGAAGTCGGTCCACTCCGGGAACGCGCTCCGCACCAGGCTCTCAAGGCGCGCGCGCACGGACGCGAAGTCCTTGTCCGTGAGGTTCAGGTTCGGCTGCGGCAAGAGTGCCATCGGTGGTCTCCGGTGCGAAGTCTATCCCACGCGGATGGTCGTTTCGAGGCCGCGTTCGAGGACGCGGTTTCCAGCACCGCCCGCCTCGACGAGGTCGAACCAGACCCGAATCGAGAGCGTGCGCCCGTTGTCTGGCGACGCGGTGACCTGCACGACCTCCACACGGGTCACGCGCGCGCGCGGTTCCCACGTGCGAAGGGCCTCCGCGACGTAGGCGTGTGCGATGCCGGGCGTGGCCGCGTCGCCACGATCGTGGCGCAGCAGGTGGAGCCGCGACCCGAACTCCGGGCGCCACGGAAGCTCCCCGACCGACCGTGCGCTCGAGGCGCGCGTGCCGAGGATCTGCCCGATCGCAGCGCGCACGTTGGCCGCGCCGCCGGCGGCTGCGAAGTCGCTGTGCGCGCGTCGGAACGGACGGACGAGCCCGTAACCGTAGATGTCGGTGGTGCGCATGGCCTACTCCGGAACGAGGTCCGTGTACCCGCCCTCGCCACACGGCGCGAGCGCGCTCGCGCCACCCGGCGCGACCCACTGGATGCTCGGCAGCTTCGCACGGATCTCTTGCAGGAGGATCACGAGGCGGTCGAGCTGCTGCGCGGCTTCGGTGACGTTCCTACCAGCCGAGCAGAGCGTTGGGATCTGCGGCAACCCCACGAGGCTCGTGAACGCGTTGAGCAGATCGATGAAGCGCGCGACGTTCAGGGAGCCGTCGTTGATGTTCGCGAGCCAGAGGTCGAGGTTCTCCTCGGAGCACGTGATCACTGGGTCGAGCGCCGGCGCGTCCGCCGCCTTCCGTCGCGCCTCGTCGATCGCGAGCGCGTAGTCGGCGACCGCCTGGAGCTCGCGCTGGAGGCCCTGGACGTACGCGATGAGCACGTCGAGAAGGCCGGAGATCATCTTCGGAACGGCGGCCTGCGGCAGCATCTCCGCGAGTTGCGCGAGCAGCCGCCCGAGCTCGGGGATGCACTGCGCGATCTTCGTCGGG